TGGTTGTAGGTAGTGATAGGGCAGATGAATTTGAAAAGAGTATGCGACCTTATATAAACCACGAAGATCCAAAGAAATCATATAACTTTGATAAATTTGAAGTGATTAGTTCTGGTAATCGTAAAGCTGGCGTATCTGGTACTGATATGCGAAACCACGTTAAGAATGGTGATATGAAATCATTTATGAAAGGACTTCCTAAATCTGCTTCTAAACAAGATGGTGAGAAATTCTTCAATGATGTTAAGTCTGGTATGGGTATCAATGAATATCTTGAAATGGGTACTGACGAAACTACTAAAGAATACAAGAAAAACACTCCAGGCGAATTAGACGAAGGAACATTGAAAGATATGTTCAAAGCAATCATTGGTAAGAAAACGATGCATACCTTCAACCGTGCTGTACACGAAAAGAAGTATAAACAGGCATTGAAGATTTACCATAAAATGGTTAAGAACTACAACAAAAATCCTCAAGCACAACAATCATCAGGTGTTATTATCGCCAATCCTAAAGGACTTGCTTTATCAAAAGCGGCACAAATGGTTGGTATTAGTGTTAAAGAATTAAAGAAAGTTCTTGATAGAAAAACACGTTATGAAAGTTTCGAACAATTTGACGAGCAAATCACTAAAGCAAACTTAAACGATGTTGAACGTTTTGCTGACAAAATCTTTGCTAAAGTTGGTATTGATATTGAATTTACTCGTCATTTCCTTGATAGGGTGAACGATAAACGTAACGGTAAAGAAATTAGTGTTGCTGAATTGACACGTCTATTCAAACAAACATATAAGAAACATGGTAAGAAAATTGCTAAGATGGGTGACGATGCTCAAGCAGTATTGAATGATTTACAAACAGATATAAATATGCCATTTGTATTAAAATACGATCCAGATATGGATGAGTTTGATTTGGTTGCTAAAACTGTGATGAGGAAGAAAGACTTCAAAACAAGCAATCAAAAATTGAAAGTATAATTATTATAAATATTGGTATATTTGGAGAAAAGAAATGAATTTAGAAGAAGCTTATAAAGAAATGCAAACAGTCCAATTGTATGAGAGGAAATTCGATGCTAAGAAGGCAGAGCAAACATTGAGAGATATACTAAAAGTGTATGCTCAAGTTAAGTCTGTTGGACTGGATAAAAACATATATAAACGTTGGGATGGTATGTGGTATACAACATATACTACTTGGTTTTCATCTAGCGATATGGAAAAGATGGGTTTACCAACAATGTTGAGGATTGGAAAATAATATGAAATCATTTAAACAACATTTACAAGAAGAGAAACTATTCGAGGAATACCTTGAAGAAAAACTAATTATGCTTTCTCAAGGTAAGAAGTATGGACAAATTGTATTTCTTGCAGGTGGTGCTGGTTCTGGTAAAGGATTCGCTTCAACTAATTTTATGCAGAAAGAGTTATTCAAAGTGCGTGATGTTGATGAATGGAAGAAAACGTTTATGGATATTGCTGATATTATAGACAACCCAGCAAGATATGCTAAAATGAAAAAGGCAGGTACTGAAATTCCAAAAGGCGAATATGAAGAAATTAAAGGTTTGGATTTAAAAAATCCTAAACACGTTGAAAAGTTACATTTCTTTATTAAGAAATTAGGTCTTAAAAACAAGACACTTGATTTGATGCTTAGTCAAATGAAAAACAAAGAAACGTTACCAAATATTATGTTTGATATTACTGCTAAAGATTCAAAGGATATTGGACAATTTTTACCACGTTTATTACAGGCGGGATATAACCCTGCAAATATTCATTTAGTATGGGTATTAACTGATTATAAAATTGCTATTAAACAAAATGCTGGTAGAGAACGTGTTGTGCCTGATGATATTATGTTAGCAACACATAAAGGTGCTTCTGAAACAGTTTACAAATATGTTACTGGACAAGGTAAGAAGATGCAGATTAATGGCGAAATTCACGTTATTTTAAATAATCAACAAAATACAATATTTTTCGAACCATCTGGTGCTGATAGAACTTCTAATATGAAGAAGTATGATAATAAAACCAATAAGTTTAAAAAGAAAACTAATGGTTTAGTTGTTAAAGATTTTAAATATTTGACATTGAAAAAACGTGGTAAACCAATTTCAAAAGAAGCAGAAGTACAAAAACAATTATATAGTTGGGTTGTTGATAATATACCAAAGAGTGATTTCCAAAAGGCATTAAAGGATATTAATAAATAAAATGTGTCCGATTTGTTGGACATTAGCGGTATTAACCTTTTTAGGTTTTGGTAGTGCTTCGATAACATTGTTTGTTCAATCAAACGGTTGGTTGTCGTTTGGTTTAATGGTGTTTACGTCAATAACGTTTTGGGTTTTGACGTATAAATTAGTAATGAGTAAATGCGAAAAGGGTGGTAAAAAATGCGAGTGTGGGAAACCGAAGAAGTAATAGAAATATTAGAGCAGGGTCCAGTAAGATTAAAGTTAAAATTTACTAATGGTGAATTAAGACAGTTTACTCGTGATATGGGTACTGCAGACACTTGCCATTGTGATGAAGGACATAAGTCTTGTGGTTTTATATCAGAATTAGAGTGGACTGATAGGTTACTCTGGTGGGATAAAGATGGACGAATTGCTGTATGGGATATTGGTACACACGAATTTACCAACATTCTGGCAGAAGATATAGATGTAATTATTGGACATGGTGAAGATGAAGGTAAACCCTCATGTTGCTGTAGTAAGGAGAACTAAGAATGACAAAGACTGAATTATTAAAACATTTGAAAGAAGGTGTTGTTAGAGCAAGAATTGATGGTGAAGTGCGCCAATTTACACGTAATGCCAGTAAGACTGGACTTATGGAAGATGGTGACCTTAATGTACTAACTGATGCTAAAATTAAAGAAGCAGATTCTGGTGCTACTATTGGTGTTTATGAATTAGGTATTGGTAAATTAACTACAATTACTAATAAGGAAATGAATGATATTATTGGTACAATTAATTTAGAATGTCTGTAACACCGACAAAGGAAGAAAAGAAAAGAATTATGGACAAAGTTCCTACTAGAACGATGTCTTATAAACAATGGGGTGAAGTTCTAGGTTGGACTCACTCAGAAGCAAAACAAGGAATTAAAGATGAAGACATTCAATCAACTAAGAGAAGCTAAAAACTACGATAAAATAGCAAAGGATATAAACAAAACTTATGCTTCATCTAGAGGTAAAGTAGGTAAGGATAAAGATGGTGTTGATACTGCTGGAAACCGTGTAGTTTATGAAAAGGATGGTTATAGAGTACAGCAACTGACTGACGATGGTTTGGGTGATACGTTTGTTGTTATTAAAAACTATAAGCAACTTCTTTTAGGTTGGTCTGCTAAAGTTGGTGGAAATAAAAAGACTGCTCTAAAACTTAAAAAGACTGATAAGTTCAAATGGACTTGGGCAAAGTATGCCAAAAATTATGGTGGACAAGCAGGTGGTATGTTACAAGCACCTGGCTCAGAAACACTATCTGGTAATACGTGGGAAGTATCTCCTGTAGAATTAATTGCTTGGTTAAAGAAAGAAGGTATTAAAGAATCAGTTGAACTTGAAGAAGGTTACTTTAACGTCCAATACTACGATAAAAAAGGTAAAGCAGTTAAAGGTGGTAAAACATTCAAAACTAAATCTGAAGCAGATAAGTATGCTAAACGTGGTAACGCAGTAGATAAAGTTGGTGGTACATATAAAGTTCTTGCTGTTAAAGGACGTATGGAATCAGTTGAACTAGACGAAGTTGAACTTGATGAAGCAAAACAAGTATCTCTTTCAAAGAAAGGTGAATATAATTTAACTGCTGATGGCAAATCCTCTGTTGGTGTTCGTTTATCACTAAGATATAATGGTAAACAAGTTCTTACTGGTGTTAAACAAGATGGTATGTTTGTAATGGCGTTTGATGCTAAGTTCGTTAAAGATAATAAATTAGATCACGGTGCTAAGATTGTTAAGAAAGGTAAGTGGACTCACGTAGGATTCAAGAAAGCAGACGATGTAATTGCTTATGCCGTTCTTGGTGGATTGAGTGAAGAAGTTATTAATGAAGTTAATAATGGATTAGGTTCATTTGTTTCGCAAATGAAGAAGTTACTTAAAGACCCTAAAGCAAAAAAGGCACACAGAGCCGCCTCATCATTGATTATGCGTGCCCAAGAGAAAGGACCTCTTGCTAAAACTGCTGTTAAAGCAATCAAAAAAGCATTGCCTGGACTTGCTAAGAAGGCAGGTGGTAAATGGGAAAAGAAAATTCTTGGTATGAGAACAATGTTAATTGAGGAAAAAGAAATGAAAACATTTGAAAGTCTAAGAGGTGAATTAACTGAAGCGAAAGCAAAAGGATTTATTGGAACTAAAGGTAATAACAACTACGCAGTATCATTAGATGGTGCTGACAGTTCACGTCCTGATTCAATGGATGTAGAACGTGCCGCTCATAAATTTAAGAAAGTTGCTAAAAAGGGTTATGCTGGTTCTAAAGGTAAAGCAACTATACCTGCAGTTAAAAAAGAAATTAAAATGTTAGGTGCAACACAGTATTATGCAAAATGGCAGAAAGATTCTTCTTCATACAAAGATGATACTGTTACAATCTATTACACTAAATAGGAGTATATAATGGCAAAGAAAAAACCAAACAAGGCATTAAAAGATTCAATTAAACAGAACGCAAGTCTTAAAGCAAAGACTAAGTATGCCGAAGAACCAATTACTGTTGCAGATAGACCTGCACCACGTAGTTCAAACGATATTTTAAAGGAGTTAATTGAAAATGGCTAAAAGTAAAAAGAAAACTGTTACTGATAAAGTAAAGGATACTGTAAAAAAGGTTGCAGGTAAAGATATTTTACGTGACGCATCAACAGGTGTATTTTTTGAAGGTAAAGCACCTAAAGGTGTTAGTCCTTCTGGTAATATGGGTGGAAAACCTTTTTACGAAGTTACTAGATAATGTTTCTAAAAGTAGTAGATACAATCGTTACACAAGAAGTTATTGATGTAAACGAGGAATTAGATAATGATAGAAACACCGAAGGAAATAGACTTTCCAACCTTGAACAAGAGGAACTTTTTGACATATATGGCGAGCCATTATGTGGAGAACCTAGTTGAAGATGATGTTTGTGATTTTGAGGATGATTTAAAACGTATAAAATACATTAAACGTTTATTAACAAAGTATAATGAAACTGGTGTTTTAAAAACACGATTATTATTAAACCATATTGTTATATTAATGAATACACTTGGTCCACTTGCTACTACTAGGATATTATTATATAAAATTAATCCCAAATACCATGAAATTATATCAACGTTTTTACATGAATTAAATGCTTTAAATGGTGTATTAATGAAAGAAATGGGTATTGATGAAAAGGTACAAAACTTAATTAGAAAAGAAATGCGATGAATACTTTAAACGAACAAGGTGCTGGATCTTCTGCTTTAGATTTATACTTTGTATATAAATTTGCAAAATATATTGCCATGGATTGGGAAGATTGGGAAGCATATAAGTTAGGTATCATTGACGATAAGGGAAATGTTATTAAAAAGAACCGTACAATGACGGTTGAAAAGCAAAATTACACATTTTTCCATAGATTACTTCGTAAGTTAAAACAGTTGTTAGAAAAGGTGCCTGGTATGAAATCTAAACTAGGTAAAGCAGCTGCCGCTTATTTCTTATTTAAAGAAGAATTAGTTAAACATGGAACAGATGCAGAAGCATTAGATGAAGCATTTCTTGACTATTGTAATGATAATATGACTTTATCTGAGTCTATGCAAATGGAACAGTTATTATCACAACATATATTATTGGAGAATGTGAAATGAATGAAGAAGTAACAGTAGGTGATGGTGGTGGAGCAGTAAACGTTCAAAAAGACGTTCCGTTGTTTACTAAACCAGATGGTAAAGCCTTTGGTTCAGATTATTGGACTGCACCTGATAATGATACTTATCATAATGTTAGATTAGGAAAGAATAGGTACAAACGTTGGGATTCGTTTGTAGGTAAAAGTGATTGGGCTAAAGGTGTAGCCAATTATGCAAAATCTAATAAAGGAGGAATGTTGCTTAAACATCCTAAAGATCCAGTATTTCAAGTAATTAGACGATAATACTTGACATTTGGTTGACCGTCGTGTATAATATACACTATGGATTATATTGATCAGAAATACATAGGTATTCTGGGCGTTCGCCTAGAGCAATTCAAAAAGAAAGGTAAAGGGTTATGGCAATGTCGTTGTCCTTTATGTGGCGATTCTAAAAAAGACAAAACAAAGGCACGTGGTTTCATCTTCGAATATGATGGTGATGTAATGTATAAGTGTCATAATTGTGGTGTTGCAACAAGTTTTCCAAGTTTACTTAAAGAAGTAGATATTAACTTACATAAACAGTATGTGCTTGAAAAGTTCGGTAATAAGAACAAACGTAAGAAACCTGAAACTGTTGATGAATTTTTCAAATCAGTAAAGAATAAGTTTGAAGGTAAAACGTTTAGACTACACGGTCTTAATCGCATTGACAAATTAGATTCAAATCACCCAGCAAAACAATATTGTGACAATAGGAAAATACCTATTGAAGCACAAAAACGACTGTTTTGGACTGATACGTTCAAACAATGGGCCCATTCTAAAAACAAAGAAAAGTTCAAAGTCATCAAAAAGGATGAGGGTAGAATTGTTATTCCATTCCTTTCTGAAGATGGACATTTGATAGCATTTCAAGGACGTACACTTGACCCAAACAATGAATTACGTTATATAACTATTAAAGTTGATGAAACTGTATGTAAGTTGTTCGGACTTGAAAAGATGGACACAACAAAACCTGTGTATGTACTCGAAGGTCCGATTGATAGTTTATTCATTCCTAATTCAATCGCAATGGCAGGTTCTGATATGAACAAAAAATGTGTGATGAACAAGGATACTGAATTTGTTATTGTAATGGACAACGAAAACAGAAACAAAGAAATCGTAAATAAAATCGCTGGATTCATTGATAATGGATTTTCAGTATGTATTTGGGATGAGAATATTAAACAGAAAGACGTGAATGATATGATACTAAACGGTATGTCTGCTGAACAAGTATTTGACTCAATTAAACGCTATACATATAAAGGATTACAAGCAAAAATGAGACTAGCACAGTGGAGTAAAGTTTGAAATACATAGTTAATTATGATACACCAAAAGGGGTTAACAAAACAGTAACTAAAACTGCAACTTCAATAGACGAATTAGTTGATGATTGTGAAAAGAGTAATAGAAGTATTAATTGGATAAAGACTGAATATGATGTTACAGTTGTAGAAAGGTTATATATAGAAGAATTTAAAAGAACTGAGTTGAAAGGTTAATATGAAAAAAACATTTAGTACATTAGAAGAGGTTGCATTGGATAAAGAAAACATTGCATTGAAGATAGAAAATAAAGCATTAAGAACTGAAAATAGGGTTTTAAATGACAATCTAAATAAAACAGAAAAGGAACTAATGCAACTTAAAGCAAAGTATGATTCTATTTGTGGTAAGATTAAAATTAATGCTAGTGATAATAGAAAAAGTGAAGGTGAAATGTTTCTTATGAAAGATATACTTAATAAAGGTAATTGGGAGTAATAATATGCCGTTTTTTGATTTTAAGTGTGAAGAATGTGGTGAAATAATTGAAAGAAACGTGAAGTGGTCAAAAACAATGGCAGAAGATTTAGAGCCTTGTAAATGTGGTGCTAAGAAATGGAAAAGACAGTTTAGTGTATCACATAGTAAATTCGCAGAACCAGATAGGGATATTGCAGTAAGACAGACAAATGAAATGATGAGTGGAAAAGGATGGTTATAGTATGAGTGTTTTTAATAAAGTAATGGATGCTTTTTATAAGCAATCTGCAAAAAGAATTAAACATAAGGAAGTAAAAAGAGAACGTTATAGACAAGTATATGGTAATATTGAAGGAAGTAAAAAAACTTGTGATGAATTAAAAGAAATATTTGATTCTGGTGGTATTATTATTGACCTAAGAAACCCAGTTGATTTTATATCTGGTGGTATGGTACACAATGCAATTAATGTGCCTGCAAAAGATATTGATAACTGGTTAAATAGTAATAATAACCTTACTAAAAATACACCTATTATGTTATATTCAACTAATGGTATTACTGCAATAGAGGTACTTGAGAAATTAAAAAGAACACCTTATAATTTCAATAATGTTCATAATATAGGGGCTGCCAGATGGTATCCTAACTGTTCTTGTTAATTCTTGTTATAAATAAGATTAATTAACATATATCAAGGAAGACCCAATGATTGAAATTTCTATAGAGTGTGATGAATGTCTTGCATCATGTGTTATACAACATGAGCTTGATGAAGACCATTATGAAATACAAGAACAGTGCCCATTTTGTGGTAGTACGAATGTTTGTATTGAATGTGATGAGGAAATATGATAGTTGGTATTGATTACTCAATGACATCACCTGCAATATGTGTTTGTATTGGTGAATTTAAGTATGAAAACTGTAAGTTTATTTTCGTAACTGGTAAAAAGAAATTCGCACAACCTTTTAATAAACAAATAGAAGGTGTTATCCTCCCTACATATAAAAACAACACTGAAAGGTTTTCTAGCCTAGCAGAAATAACCCGCGATTTTATTTTTAATGAATGGCCTGAGGATGATGAAGTTTCATTAGGTCTTGAGGGTTATGCTATGGGGGCAAAAGGTCAAGTATTCAACATTGGTGAAAATACTGGTATTCTTAAATATTATTTACAATATATTGAGGAGTGGGGTGTTGATATTCATGCTCCATCTGCCATTAAGAAATTCGCTACTGATAAAGGTAACGCCAGTAAAGAATTAATGTATGAAGCATTTGTTAAAGAAACTGGTGTAAACCTTGATGAAATATTAGAACAAAAAATTGATAATGGTGTACCATCTCCAATAAGTGATATCGTAGACGCTTATTACATTGCAAAGTTACAATCAACTATGTAAATACCTAAATATAATACTATGAGTAATATATTTGATTACAATCCTATACAAGAGTGGAATGGTAAAGTAATAGACTTTGGTACAGGAAACTCACAAAAAAACTATGATATAACTTCTATGGTTACTTCTGTTGAGGGAGCACAAGAGGCTACCTCGTTGGTTGATAGGGCCTTATATGATGCAGAGACATATAGAGAAATTAACCGTGTAATAAGATTATTCTTTTCTGGACAACCATTAGATGTTGAAATATCAGATTGGGGTGGTAACGTCGGTGAAATATTTGAAATTAATATTAACTTTTCACTTGATGTTAGTATTGTATTATATAATAATCTAGTAATACCACTTGATGAGCCCAATGTTTATATTTTAAACGAACATGGTTATAATTATTATTATAGTTTAATTAAAAATACAACATTACCCAAATGTGAGATATTTTTGGATAAAAAAGAAAGTTTTAGAACATCTGCAAAATATCCATTATTTACACCTACTGGTTGTTATACTAATGATTTTAGTAAACCAAGGTTAAGTGAAAATTCAAATGAATCCTGTACTTCTATGGGTGCTATGTGGTTAGAAGGAACATATGATACACCTTTTTATTTACTTAAAGAAATTGAAGGTCCACGCACTTATTCATATACAACTTCCCATATGCCTAATGGTGACCCATTTGTTGATATAAATTGGTATGATGGTGCTTTAGATAGTAGGTGCTCTGATTTCCAATATACAGACCAAGCATCCTGCGAAAGTAATAGTACAACTATGTGTCTAGGTGCTAATGGACAAGAAGTTATGGCTGATAGATATAATGGACAGCTTTCACCTGCATTTAGTACCCAAACCAAATGCGAGGTATTTTCTAGTTGGCAAGGTAGAGGGTGTTATTATAGTAGTAATAAAGTAAATTGGTATTGGTCTTACATTAACAATGTCTATGGTGTGGATATAACAGAGGAAGAGTGTTGGTCTTACAGTAACAATTCGTATTATTATGTGTTGCATGAGCCGGGAAATGTGTGGGATATAGATTATCATAGTTGGTGGCCTTCTATGCATACACAAGCCACTGTGCAACAACAAATATTGTATGAAGGTGATAGTATGTATCACTATCCAACAATATACAACGACACAGTCATGCCAGCAGTACACACCGAACGTATTGAGTGGAATGATTTGAGTGCTAACGGAAAAAAACGTAGGGGGCGACAAACACGTTTATTTTGGATTGGATATGGACTTACACATCATTTAGAGGATCATAGAACGTTAATTGACCCTAGTAAATATTTGAAGGTCACTTTCCCTGAGCATTTTTCTGTACAAAATACAAACAGTAGACCTTCATCTGCATATGGTTATACCAATCAATATGGGAAAACTATGATTGAGTGGAAAGCACCACAATGGGGGACAAGTGTTAATGCTAGAACATATCCAACACCAGATTATTATAGAATTTATCGTAGTAATTATTATAGGTTTGGTATCACATCACCTACTGATTATACAGAGGGAATTAAACATTTAGTGGGGGAGGTTCCCCATACTGAAGATGAAGACCGTATGTATTTTGAAGAGTATGAAGCCGATTTACGTGCAGAGGGTTTGTTTAATAACCAATATGCATATTATTGGGTTACTGCCGTATGGACTAATTTTACAATGGGTAATAAGGGGTTAGATGCATCTTTATATAATGGTTATTTTAATGATAATATAAGTTGGTTTGATACTGCTGTTCCTAATTCAACAACAAGGTGGCATAGTATTAACCATAATTCAGGTGGTAATAAATATTCATATAAAGTAGTTGGTTACTTTAGAGCAAGTACCACTGGTATATATAATTTTAGACTACATAGTGATGATGCATCGTATTTATGGATTGGTTCTTCTGGTACTACATATGGTGATTTAGAGGGTAGTGCTACTATTAGCAACTCACTTATTAGTAATGGTGGTTTACATCCACCATATTCAGTTTCTGGTAATATATCATTGGTTGCAGACACGTATTATCCAATTTTAATGTATTATGGAGAATGGACAGGTGGTCAAGTTTTCGAACTATTTTTCACACCACCTAATGGAATTGAACAAACATCTGGTCATGGTTATTTCTTTATGGATGATAGTGATGTTACCAATGGGTATAATACAGATGGTGTTGAAAGAGAGGGTCATTTTACTGCAAATAATAATTGTAGGTCATACTACCTATAAAACTTGACTTTTATATGGTATTATAGTATAATATCTTAATTAAGGAGCAAAATATGTATATAGAAACATGGCAAATGTTGATGGTGGGTATGGTTATTATATCTGCATATTTTTCATATGGACAAGGAAGAAAAGAAGGCGTCGCCGCTGGGGTGAATGTTGTAATTTCAGATCTACATGAAAAGGGTATTATATCTGTGTATAGAGATATTGAACGTGGTGAAGTTGTTATTGGCAGATATGATGAATTTGATTGGGAGGCTGAAGTTGAAATCGACACCGAAGATTGATAAAGATTGTGGTGCAGATTGCGATTGTCATAACGATCAACTAACCCATTTAGGTAGGAATGTTTGGACTAATGAGAATGGTGGAAGTGGACCGTCTGAACGTATGAAAAGGTTACTGAAAATGAAGGAAGAACGTGCAAATAAAACTAAATAATGAGTTCTTTGGTTCGCTTTTTGGACTGCTAGGTGCATTCACTATTGCAGTAAATAACCCTATAGGATTTTGGTTTTTCTTAATATCAAACTTATGTATGATACATATGGGGTTTGAGAAGAAAATGAAACCATTTTTAGTTATGCAGGGGGCATTCCTATTAACATCATTAATTGGTATATATACTAATTATTTCGCTTGACATATGTAATCTACTGTGGTATAATGTCCTCGTTAAATAGAGAAATACATTAAATAAAGGAGAGTTATATTATGAGTAAAATATCAACAGTAAGGGAAAATGTTGTAAACGCATTGAAAAATGAGGTTGCAACAATTACATTCACTAAAAAAGATGGTTCAGAACGTGTTATGAAAGGTACTTTGATGCCAACACTATTACCTGAATTTACATCTGATAAACCTAAAAAAGAACGCAAAGTAAACGAAGAAGTGGTTGCAGTATTTGATATTGAAGCAAACGGTTTTCGTTCGTTTAGACTTGACACTGTTACAAGTTTTGTTACAGATACAATGGTTGCAGGTAAACTACTATAAATGAGAAAAAACGACGTTAAGGTACTATCTGAGATAGACCACGTACTTCATCGGCCTGGGATGTATGTTGGTGATACCACTATTGGTAAACACGACAAATGGGTAATGGAAGATGGACGTATCGCAAAGAAAAAAGTCAAAGTTGTACCGGCATTCCTCAAGTTATTTGATGAAATCATCAGTAATTGTATTGATGAAGGTTTTCGTACAAACTTTAAGTATGCTAATGAAATCAAGGTGAGGGTTGATGACAATGGAAAAATTACAATTGAGGATAACGGACGAGGAATACCAGTCAAAGAGTCGGAAGGTGGTAAAACACAGTCTGAACTTGCTTTCACAAACCTACGTGCAGGAGCGAATTTTGATGATGGTGTGGGTAACGTTTCTATTGGTACACACGGTCTTGGTTCTACATTAGTTAATATTCTATCAAAGAAGTTTATTGCTCACACTGACGATGGTAAGAAACACTTCCGTCTACAGTGTAGCAAAAATATGAGTGAGATTGATACTGAGGTATCAGAAACAAAAAACAAACAAGGAACAACAGTAAGTTATTTTGCTGATTTTGATAGACTTGGTATGAAAGGTATTGATGCCGACCATATGAGTTTGATTGAAAAACGTGTAACAGACCTTGCAGTATGTTTCCCACAAATCAAATTCAAATTCAATGGTCGTCTTGTTAAAGCAGGTACGTTCAAAGAATACCTAAAAAAGATAGGAGATACATATGAAATTTGCGAAACATCTACTTTCAAGGTCGCAGTTATTCCGTCAGAAAGTGGAGAATATATTTCTTTTGTTAACGGAATCGACACTTTTGGTGGTGGTGTTCATTGCGATATTGTTAGTAGTGATGTCGCTGGAGCCTTAAAGGACGCAATTAAAAAGAAACATAAATTAGACATTCGTGTACCAGACATTAAGAACCGTCTGTTGTTTGTAGTTATTACAAATGATGTTGGTGACCCAAAGTTTGATTCGCAAACAAAAGAGCGTTTAACTAATAATGCTAATGAAATTAAACCAATCTTTGAAGGTGTAACAGATGATAAATTCATCAATCGTATTATGCGAAATGAAGAACTTATCCAACCAATCATTGAAGCATTATTATTAAAGAAACAACTTGCTGAAGCACGTGCATTACGTAAAGCACAAAAGACTGCTAAAAAGAAAAAGGTTGCAAGTCATATTAGTGCTAGTGGTAAAAACACTGAGGATAAGATACTATTCATTACTGAAGGACAGTCTGCTATTAGTAACTTGATTAACGTAAGACAAACTGCTATTCACGGTGGTTTTCCGTTGAGGGGTAAGCCACGTAATGTGAGGGAATTGAAACCAACTGATATTATGAAGAACAAAGAGTTATCCGAGTTAATGAGTATAATTGGTCTTGAACTTGGTGAACCTGCAGATGACTTGAACTATGGAAAGATTGGTATCCTTGCTGATGCTGATTATGACGGTTTTAGTATTGCGGCCCTTTTGGTTAATTTCTTTTCTAATTGGAAGGAATTGTTTGATGATGGACGTATCTTATTCATCAAATCACCAATTGTTATTGCTAAGAATAAGAAAAAGGTTAAACGATATTATGATTTAAAAGACTTTGCTGATGATAGTTTAGGTAGTGATTGGAAAATTGAATACAATAAAGGATTAGGAAGTCTTTCTGTTGAAGAATATGATTTAATGATTAATAACCCTGTGACAGAAACTATTGATTATGATAGTGGTGCCACTGGTAGTTTAGAAACTGCATTTGGAAAGAATTCAATACCTAGAAAACAATGGTTATTAAATTAGTATGCTTGACAAACATTGGTTGTTAGGGTATAATACGAAGTATTGAATGAGGAATATATTATGAATGTAACACAATTGATAGACACACAATACCGTGACTACTCTAAGTATGTATTGTATAGTCGTGCAATTCCTAATATGATTGATGGGTTAAAACCGTCACAGCGTAAGATTTTATATACTGCACTTAAAACTGCAAAAACTAATCGTATTAAGACTGCTTCGTTAAGTGGTAACACCATTAGTCAGGGAAATTACCATCATGGTGATGCATCGCTAAATGAAGCAATTACAAAGATGGTTCAACCTTTCAGTAATAACGTTCCATTACTAAGGGGTGAGGGGTCATTTGGTAGTAGGTTAGTGCCAGAGGCAGCTGCCGCCAGATATACCTATGTACAAACCCATAAAAACTTTGAAAGTTATTTTGCTGATACTATGGTGACAGACCCCTCTGTCGACCCCGAAGACCCCGAGCCTGCGTTTTATTTGCCGATTATACCTTGGGTGTTGGTTAATGGAATTAAAGGTATTGCTGTTGGTTTTGCGACTGAAATTCAACCACATAACCCTAAAGACCTTTCTAAGTTGTGTAAAGCACATCTTGAAGGTAAGGACATATCAAAACGTAAGTTATTACCATCATACCCAGAATTCAAAGGTACTATTAGTGAAGTAAATGGTGATATTTATTGTGAAGGTGAATTTAATTTAAAAAGTCAAACTAAATTAATTATTACAGAAGTGCCTATTGGTTATAATAGGGAAACGTATGTTAATTTATTAGATAAACTTGAAAATGAAGGTAAGTTGGTATCATATACAGATAAGTGCGATTCATCTGGTTTTAAGTTTGACATTACACTTAAACGTGGTAAGTCACTGACACCAAATCAGATAATTAATACATTTAAACTAAAGAAAAAGTTAAATCAAAATCTAACGGTTATTAATGATAAAAATGAGTTAAAGGTTTACGATACTACTATTGATATTATTAAAGACTTTTGTAACTACCGTTTAACAAAATATACTGAACGTTATAATTGGTTAATTGATAAAGGTACTACCGATTTAAAATTATTAATGTCTAAAATTAAATTTATTGAAGCCGTGATTAAAGGTGATATTGAATTTAATAACAAAAACAAACAACAAATTAAAGATGAATTAAAAGTCCTAAATGAGGATGATGAAACCATTGACATTCTTATTAGAATGCCTATTTACACGTTATGTCAAGATGAACTTGATAAACTAAAAGAACAGGGTGGTGCTTTATATAATCAGATTGAAGAATGGAAAGTGGTTGATGTGAATGAGCAATTCATTAAGGAATTGGGTGAATTATAATGAAATTGATTAGAGATAACTATGTAAAGATTATACCTGAAGAAAGGTTATTTGTTGTAGACCCAAAAACTACTCCAGATGTTTTCAAAGAATACGTGGTTGCTAAAATTTATGAAGAGTTGGATGAACTTGCAGAAAGTGGTTATAAAGATATAACTGAATATGCAGATGTGTATGAAGTATTTTTAAAATTAATGGAAATTAATAATGTAACATTAGAAGAGGTTATTAATGCACGTGTGTCTAAACGTGAACAATTTGGTGGTTTCGATGATGGTCTTATATTAAGGAAATAATATGGAATTTTTAGATGAAATGCCTGATGAAGGAAAAGAAGTGGTAGAGAAAAAAATACCAAATAAGAAAAAAGAAATTAAAACAAAACCACCATCTGATGGGTTTGGATTAGAAATTGGATCATTAATATTTTCTAGTGATGATGCTGACCTTGAAATTAAAGATGTAAAGGTAAGGGATATGGATGATTTTAGAAAATTATTAATGGAGGTATTGGAACAATGATATTAGTTGATTATTCACAAGTGATGGTTGGTGGTCTAATGTCCCATGCCAAATCAATGAATGATGTAAGTGAAGACTTGTTGCGTCATATGGTTTTAAATACACTTAGGTCATACCGTAAACAGTTTGGTAAAACATATGGTGAATTGGTATTATGTATTGATTCACGTCATTATTGGAGACGTGATGTGTTTCCAAACTACAAACACGCAAGAAAAAGTGGACGTGATAAATCGGCATTTGATTGGGACATTTTGTTTGGTTGGTTTGATAAAATCAAGGCAGAACTAAAAGAAAACTTTCCATATAAAACCATTGACGTGATGGCCGCTGAAGCAGATGACGTTATTGGTGTATTAAGTAAGTATAAACATATGGAAGAAAAGATACTTATTTTATCTAGTGATAAGGATTTTATTCAATTGCATAAGTACAAAAATGTTAGACAGTATTCACCTATGCAGAAGAAATGGGTAAGACATCCAGATCCAATTGGGTATGCTAAAGAACATATTATTAGAGGTGACCGTGGTGATGGTATCCCAAACTTTTTAAGTGGTGATGATTTTCTTGTGGAAGGTATTAGACAAACTCCAATCAGTAAAAAGAAACTTGAAGTGTGGTTAACACAAACACCTGAAGAAATTTGTGAAGGTAACGAAGAAATGATGGAAAGGTGGCAACGCAATTCACGTTTGACACAATTCGATGAAGTGCCTGAACTGTTACAAAATGATATTCTCAACGCATTTAAGAAAGAACCAAAAGGTGCTAGGAAAAAGTTATATAATTATTTTGTGATGAATAAGTTACAAAACTTGATGGATGTTATTGGAGATTTTTAATGAGGGATGAGTGTAATCATAGGTGGGTATATTATTTAAAGTATTTTTCTGCAACAATGGTTTTAATTGCTATTGTTCTTCATACTTTAGACATGTATCCAATCAATATTATTGTTCATTTAATTGGTGCTATTGGTTGGACAGTAGTTGGTTTAATGTGGAAAGAAAATTCAATATTATTGAACTTCGCTCCACAAATTTTAATTTTTAGTTTAGGATTATTGTTGTTATGATATATGAATATAGATGTGAAAAGTGTGGCACCGTGTTTGAAATGAACCGACCATCTTCTGAGTACAAAGAACCAGGCGAATGTCCTAAATGTGATGGTCAGGGACATAGAATTTTAAGTACACCATTGTTTAAAACAGGTGGTGGTGGTCATAAAAATGTAATTAGACAACAGGAGATTGTATTGTGGTAAATAAAATTAATGATGTTAGTATCTGGGGATATGGTGGTGAGGAAGTTAATATTCCTATTACTGAAGCACAATACGACTATTGGAAAGATAGGGAAGACGAATTAACTGATTATTGTTTATGTTGGGATGACGAAGATGTTTCTGTTTCTATTCCTATGGAAATGCGTTTTCTACAATCGGAAGATGGTGAATACCACAATGCAATTTGGGATGCAGATAATATTATTATACATGAAACTGTTTGTACACTTGATAGTGCTAAATTGGATGTACAAGTTGATGGTGAAATGGTATTTGAAAATGAAGAAATTGGAACAACTGAATTAAATGAAACATATATACCATCTAATGAGGAAGATGATTATGCAGGTCACAAGTATATTATGACTTACGAAACTGCAGATAAAGGTACTTTCTTTGCTTTAGAGGAAGAAGTTGAAGTAGAGGATTTTTCAGTGGATAAAATGGAAATTATGACTACTGAAAATTACCACGGCGAAGAACTTATTATTGGTGTTAGATATGATAATGTTGATTTAGATGTGTATTTTGAAGATTCACGTAATGTTGCTATTAATTGTAGTGTGTGGATTAACCAAAGTGAGGTTGATTAATGCTTAAAAGTGTAAGTGAAATATTAAAAGAGTTAGAAAGTGATAATGGAAGGTTATTTAAGATTAATGTTTTAGAAGAAAACTTAGATAATAGATTATTTGAACGTGTGGTTAAGGCTACTCTAGACCCATATACACAATATTATATTCGCAAAATACCTGATTTTATATTTGATGTTACTACTGAAAAATTAGACTTGGATTGGGCATTGGGTAAATTAAAAATGCTATCTGATAGGGTTGTGACTGGTAATGATGCACGTGACCATTTAAAAATGGTTTTGGAAACATTGACACTTGAAGACGCAGATGTGGTTACACGTATTATTGGGAAGGATCTTAAATGTGGTGTAAATGTAAGCACAGTTAATAAGGCTTATGGTAAAGGTTTTATTGAAAAATACCCTTGTATGCTTGCCAGTGCATATAATGAAAAGAACTTCAAACATATTAAATACCCTGCAATTGTACAAATAAAGTCCGATGGTATGAGAGCAAACATTATTATGAACGCAAATGGTAATGTTGAGATACGTAGTAGAAACGGAAAGGATATTGAATTGCACGGTCATTTTGATGAGGTTGTGCGTAGTGTTTTTTATTCAAAACCAAGCGGTGCTACTTTAGACCAGTTCAGGTCTGCAGTTATAGATGGTGAATTGGTTGTACTTGATGAGAACTTAGAATATGTATTGGATCGTAAGACTGGTAATGGTATTTTAAATAAAGCAGTTAAAGGTACAATAAGTAAAGAGGAAGTTAAAAGGGTGCGTTTGGTTGCTTGGGATTTAATTCCTTTAGATGATTTTAAGGCATTGAGGTGTGATATACCTTATTTTGATAGGTTAGATGTATTGCGTCAACGTATGGATGAGGTTAGTAATACGTTTGATAAACAGTTGATTGAAATACAGACTACTGCTTTTGTTGATAACTTTGAACAGGCACAACTATTATTTAATGAAGCATTAAGTGATGGTGAAGAGGGTGTTATTGTAAAGAATGGTGACTCCCCTTGGGAAGATAAACGTTCTAAATATCAAGTAAAGATGAAAGCAGAACTTGAAGCAGATTTGTTAGTGACTGAGTGGAATGAAGGAACAGGACGTATTGAGGGTCTTATGGGTTCTGTTACGTGCGTGAGTGCTGATGGTGGATTAGAGGTACACGTTGGATCAGGATTCAATGATGAAGACCGTAAAATGGTTGCAGGTGATATTGTTGGTAAAATCATCACAGTGAAATACAATGAAGTGATACAAGACAAAAACAAAGATAAAAAATCACTTTTCCTGCCTATATTTGAAGAGATTAGATTAGATAAAAATGTCGCAGACAAATTTTGAGAAATATCATAAAAAGAAAACAAAAGAATTAAAAGAGAAACGACTTGCAGTATGCAAGGAGTGTGAACACGTCCGAGACCTTAAAAATAGGGGTTGGATAAATTATTGCAATTTGTGTGGTTGTATGTTACTTGTTAAAGCAAGAATACGATCATCTGATTGCCCAATAGGAAAATGGGATGAATTATAAAGAAAGTGGAGTAGACCTGCACGAGCAGGATGTTTTTAATGCAAGATTGGCCAAGAAAATGCCTTGGTTAGGTGGTTTTGGTGGTGCATTTGATATTGGTGAGGATTATTTAATATCATCTACAGATGGTGTAGGTACTAAAGTTATGTTATATAATGACTATAAAGATGAGCCAGGTGTGAGTATTAGTAATTTGGGTATTGACCTTGTTGCAATGGTAATGAACGATATTGTATGCACTGGTGCTAAACCTTTATTTTTTAATGACTATCTTGCAGTAAATGATTTGACTAAAATGGACGCTATGGATCTGATTGCTGGTATTAATACAGGTCTGCATCTTTGTGGTGATGTGCCACTATTGGGTGGTGAAACTGCTATTATGGGTGATATGTATGGTGAGGGTGAGTTTGATGTTGCTGGTTTTGGTGTAGGTGCCTGTCCTAAGGATGATTTTATTGATGGTACTGCTATTTCTGATGGTGATGTTATGTTAGGACTTGCTTCAAGTGGTTTTCACTCTAATGGTTATACTTTGATTAGAAAGGTACTTGAAAACGTTCCTAATGAGGATATACCTACAGATTTGTTTAAAGATTTACTGAAACCTACTAAAATATATGTTAATTCAATCCTACATACATTAAAGAAACATAAGACGTCAATTCACGGAATTGCCCATATCACGGGTGGTGGCAGAGCAAACGTAAATCGCTTATTAGGTGAAGATATTAATTTGCGACCAGTATGGCACGATGCAGAGCCTAAAAACGATATGTTTGAGTTTATTAAGAAATATGGTAATATTGATGAGTTTGAGTTTAGAAAGGTTTTCAATAATGGTATTGGAATGGTACTAATTGTAGATCGTGGTGATGCATTTGAAATACAACGTACACTTGAATCTGTTGGTGAAAAGGTTATTGAAGTTGGTGCAATTGGAACTAGAGTGAGGGTACAATAATGAGAATATTTGTGGATATTGACGAAACTATTTGTTTTGGTGGGTTTCCGTACAATAAATGTAAACCTATAAAGGAACGTATAGAACGCATTAATACGTTATATGACAAAGGAAATCATATAACATATTGGACAGCACGTGGTGGTCGCAGTGGTGTTGATTTTACACAAATAACAACTTCGCAACTAGAAATATGGGGTGCTAAGTACGACGAATTGCTTATGAACAATAAACCGTCATATGACTTGTATATTGATGATAAATCAATCAATTCTGAAGCATTCTTTGATGACGACCATTGTGGGATGAGTAGAAAATAATTACATAAAAACTTGACTTTTTAATATTAGTATGGTATA